ATCTTAGACTGGATGTTAGAACGGGATATCATAATCATGTTAGAAGATGACGGGTGGTTAGATGACTAGAAAAGACTATAAAGTATTTGGAGACAAGTTGTCTAAATATTATGTGACAATCAATGCTGAGTCTCCTGACATTGCTTGGGAGGCGGCAGCAAACATGGATACACATCAGTGGGAACAGGTCCCAACTGATTATATAATCGAACCATACGCAGTAGAAGAAATAGAATAGATCTAAGAGCTCTGTGCGAAATCGGACATTTCGGACATAGCTCTGGGCAAAGGGCCCAAAAATTGCTTTACGTAGGGTATTTACAAATTCGTGAAAATCCTATATAATATACATTAATAACTCATCATGAAAGGATGAAAACATGTCAACACCAACAACTACACGTGAATATCTAAAGGCCCAGGGAATTACTGTGGGCAAGCGTGGTCGCTTCTCAGCTGCTGCAAAGAATGCTATTGCAGAGGCAGCAAAGAAGGGCGTAGTCTTTACTGACGGCAAGAACGTCAAGTAAACAAATGTGGATCCCTGCAGCCTCTGGTGGGAAACTGGGAGGGTTGCGGGGATTCACCCTTTTTGCTATAATGATAAAGAAAGGCGGACACAATGGCAAAATCATCAGAAGAAAAACTAGCAGAGAAAATCACAGACGAACTGTCTAATCATTATTTTAATGTATCAGTTCTAGCAAATGTCCTAACTACCTATTATCCAATTTATACACAAGATAGGCTAATGGAATTAGTTAAATATATCATAAAGTATAACTCTATTCGGATGAAATCCGAATGGGAAGCCAATGAAGTCACCAGCGATGGATTATTGTTGGCGGATGCTCTAAATGATTTAATAGAAACCCTAAGACCTGAACCTCCACTTGTAATCAATCAAAGAAAAAGAGATTCCAAATATCTAATGGATTTGGATTCATTCTAATCAAATAATCAAATAGCCTAAATAGCACATATAGCTTTAATTAGTTATATGTGCTATTTCTTTTGTGCAAAATTATGGGCCAAATATTCTTTTTACGACAATTGATCAAAATCGTGTAAATTTCATATCAAATCTCACAAAATCTGTCAAGAATGTTAGGTTTTTATATTAAAATATAACAAAATGTGACAATATTGTGAGGTTTTATTTAAAAATATATGGGCCAAAATTGTCTTTTACGATCAAATATATAAATATCCTGGAAAATCTATTGACAAATATTGGCCAATATGCCATTATATAGGGCTATTGACATTATGATTACGATTTGATATAGTCATGCACCATTATTCATATATCTTTTTGTTATATAAATAATAGTAATTAGACATTAATTAATAGTATGATTCTCCACTTTACTCCACAATTCTCCACTTTAAAAGCCTTATAAGGCTCATACAAAGGAGATAAAATGGAGGGGGATATCAGAATAAGGATCTGAATTTAGATGGCGCTTTATCTAAATCTGCGTCTTCGCAGCAATTTTCTTCACAGCCACATCCTTCATAATTAGTATTTTTTCGTAAATTATCGTTATAGTACTCTCCAAATGAGGAATTCTTCATTTCTAAAATCATATCTCTGGTTATATTGTTATATATTTGAACACCACTACATTTAGAATCTTGACCCATATCTAGGAACATATATAATACATAGGCCTTAGCTATATTATCCCATTTAAAGAAAGCATTACCCATACTGGTTTCTATCTCTTCTTGCCCGCCCGTTGATAAATATTCTTCTACATCGTCATCTGTAGTGTCTTCTATACCTTGTTCCAAAGCTTCCGCAGCAGCCATGACATCCTGCCATTCAGATTCATCCCAGTTTTCTCTCAAATAATCATATTCGCTTTGAGATAGACCCATAGTATCCTTTACAAGATCAGCCACCATAAACTTTTTCATAGTCCTATTATACCTGCTTCTTCCATCCACCTATATTGGGATTCATCATATGTTCTGAAACTTTCTTTCCATTGGGATATGTATAATGTATTACTCCTGGAATACTAGTATCTAGGATTACATCATCCCCCGCCCTAAAATGATCATCACATACAAATAATATTCGATATCCATCTGAATTTATTCCAGTTGACTGCTTTTTGCAGTAATGACATACTGAAGCTATTTTAACATTTCTATCTCGTAAGTGCTGCAAGTAAGCAGCCTGGAATGGATCCTTACTCATGATCTCTAAAAAATAGCCAATACCATCCAAATAACATTAATGGAATTGATAACATTAATATATATTCCATATTACGCTCTTCCCTGTAGCCATGCCATATAATTTAATATGGCAAATATAACTAGAAGTATACCTATTGCATATTTCATTTATATTGCTCCCTAGTTTCTGGATAAACCCCATTTTTTAGTTTACGCCAATATGTTCTATTCTTATGACAATTAGCACATACAATATCACATTTAGCTATTTCATCTATGACTGCCTGCAAAGACTTATCTCTACTCATGTTCTGCCGTCCAATTGTGAATAGCTTCTTGGTTCCTGGCCTATGATCAAACTCTAAGATCCAGTGAGGATAATCTTCTCTACAATCCATACAGAGTTTGCCTATTTTGGCTTCACGGATATATTTAGTAATTCTATGTCTATCTTGTTTCCGCCGATTCATGGCCTTTTCTTTTACACCTTCACCTAAATGATAGGATATTGTGCCTTTGGAAAAGCCAGTTTCTTTCTGTATTTCTCTGTAGGATTTACCTTGTTTATAAAGATTGAGTATTATCTCTTTCTTCGTCATCCCACTCCATTTCCCAATTTTCCATTGCTTCCGCCAAATCTTTAAAAGCATGGTATGCGCCAAATGCTGCCGTAAAGGCAGCTATGGCTAATATTGCTACTTTTTTCATCTCTACTTTTTCGCCTCACTTATTTCTGTTTTTACTCCAAACAAACTAGGAAACATTACTGCTAATCTAATAAATTTAATATATAGCCAGTATATCATAGTAAAGGCTCCTACTAAATAGCCAGCCCATGAACCTACAATGAAATAAAATATAAAATATGGAAGTATTACTCCCCCTATTAGATTATAGTTTGGCATATTTTCAATAGAGGGAAGTTCTGTGCCTGTTTCGGTCATTATTATTTTTGGGCTATTTTCTACATTAACATCAGAATTTTCCATATCATCTATGTCAGATTTAGATTTAGACTTTTTGTTAAGTACTGCAGTGTTTGATAGTCCAGTTCCGTTTAGTCCAACAGTCCCTCTAATTTGACCTTTAGAGTTAACACTCATTCTTGCGCCATTAACCCCAAGAGATCCGCTAATTCCCTTTTTGCCAAGAGTAAGTCTTACCCCTGGCATAACCTTAATGCTTTTTCTAAATCTTAGAGCCATTTTACTTCCCCTTAATAGTAGAGCACATCGGATTGTCTGGGGTCTGTATCAATCTTCCAGCGTTAATCCACTGTTGCATTTGTGTGGTTGTGTTTGAACCTGTTAATGTTGCATACCCAGCATTTATTAATAATTGCTCACAAACTATGAAACCATGACAATTTTGACCAGTTCTGCTTGTGTATGTCCCGCCAAATTCATTACAAATAACAAAGTTGTTTGTCTGCATCATCCATTGTCTTGGATTATTTGGATTTAGCCTTTTCTGCTCTTTGGCCATAATATCTGCATAAATTGCTGCTTGAAGTTTGGCCTGAGCAGCAATTCTTTCAGCCTCAACTTTTTCAGCAAGAACCCTGGCATCTTCAATTCTTTTTATCTCCGCCTCAGTTTCTGCCTTAATTCTTGCAATTTCTAACTCTGCATCTAATTGTGCTTTTGCTAATTTTTCTGCTGCAAGTTTTTTTTGTTCTGCGATCTTTTCTTCATTTTGTTTGTGTGCAGCATTTTTATATCCTTCTGATCTTGCTTGTGCATCTGCTTTAGCCTGTATTTCTGCATCTAATTTAGCCTTAGCCTTAGCAATTTCGGCATTTCTTTTTTGTTTTTCTAAGTTAGCCTTTATGGCAGCAGCCTGAATAGCATTATTGTTAGATGCTATCCCCCCGTGCCTAGAACATGTGCCTCTGCCTGTTGAACTAGAATATGTTCCGTCTGCACACCTTGTAGCCTGAGCAGGCTGACCTACTAATATCAATAAAACTGATAATGAAACTAATATGAGCTTTCTCATATTTCCGCCTTTCTGTATGAGCTAATTATATATTATTGGACAGGTACTGTCAATATCCTGTTCTACTTTTTCGCTTCACTTTTCGGTGGATTAATTATATTCATAATTAACATTTTTAGCCCTAATGCATTTAATTGAGATGGAGTGTTTATATCTATTTCTTCTATGGCTGCAGAGATCCGCTCTCTTTCCTGCTTGGCAGCCTTTTTACAGCCGTTGCAAGGGCATACCCACTCAGCCACGTCTTACCACCCTAAATGCATCTCCATTGTCATCCATGTAATCCCAGGGCCTATCATAGTCTGGATCTACAAAGCCAGTCTTTTCCCAATAGGGTACGCCCTCTGAATCATAATCATTCCAGCCATCGCCACTCATATCAAAATCAAATACATAGAATGTGCCAAACTTATAATATACTGGCCATGTTATCTTCCAAATAAATGAATGTAATTTATACCGCCAGCCAAAATTTTCTAATTCATCATGATAGGAGATACGCATAATTGCCCATCCAGCAATTGATCCACACATATTAGCAAACCAACGTAAGGGGGGCTTTGATTTATGTTCTACAATAGACTCGTCTAAACCTTTTCTCATCTATGAATTATATAATTAAAGCAAGAGACTGTCAATACCTACTCCCAGCTGATGGGCTTGTCTTGAGGACCTTTACGCCAAAATTCTGAAACTAAATACTTTGTTCCAGATAGGACTATGTGTGCTGCATGCATATATGGATATCCAGATGGGAATATTACGATGCTTCCGCTCTCTGGCTTAATAAAAAAATCTATAATATCTTTATTTTTCTCATGTGAAACTGGATATGTTGCATATTGTCTTCTATCATCATTATCATCTTTAAATTTTACCCAAGATATCTCTCCGCCCCTACATTCTCTACCCATATACAGCAATACAGTATATTTTATATTTGGGTTGCCAGACTCCTGCCTTTGTGGTCTTTCAGTTTCTGGATGATCATAATGCACATCTAAAAATCCTCCAGCTCTATATAAAGATACTCTATAGTCATGATACCTATGCACTCTTTCTTTAATGTTTTTTTCATTTTTATAATGTTCTATAGCCTTATCAAATGTGTCATTCATTGATTTAATAATGTAATTTATTTTATCTTGAGCTTCTTTAGATACATTTAGATCTTTAAATTGATCCTCCAATGACTTTTCATGGTTAAAAGTTTTTTGTAAACCTCTATGATAATCTGGCTCAGGCCATAACTTCCACTCACTTATTACTTTTTTTAACTCATCATCATATTCTGAGTCTTCTATGATATCCATAACTAATTCTGAATCTTTCATCAAGGATTTATAGTAATAGATATTTTCATCAATCTTTTCAAATTCTATTGTCATTTGATACCCTATAATCTTTTGGCTCTATCTTTGGGGCAAGGCTTGTGCTTTCCCATACATGTCCGTAAAGAGTTACCCTTTCTTTTTCTAAAACATGAGATACGGCATGAGAATATTCTTCAGTAACTGGGATACATACAAACATGCCAGCTTTAGGTTTTAACTTAAAGTTTTTATTCTTAAATACCAATTCGCCGCCTTTAAAATCATCATTTAAATATATTATGATTCCAGCGGTCATCCCAAAGTTTCTTTCATCAGAGTCTTCGTGATGAAAGTCTAAGGCTAATTGCTGACCATACCAATTTTTTGGACTAATTGGTATAAATTTTTGTAATGTGTAGTTTTCCCTATACTCTCCAAGTGAGGATGTTGCTTCTTTTATTCTGTCAAAGATTCCATCTTTTTTGTCAAAAATCTCTCTAGATTCTGTTTTAATTAAAACCTTTATAGCAACATTATTTATTTCTCTTTGTACTGAATCCGATTTAAATAGCCAACCACCTTCAGAAAAAGCTCCATCATTTTTTTCTAAACACTCTTTAAGTATTATATCTATTTCATATTTAGATAAAAAATTTTCTATATACCAAAAATTTTCATCTATATTAACCTTGTTCATCTGGAACAAATTTCCCGTCAGATCCTTCTTTACCAGTTATTTTTTCTTTACTTAAAAAATTTTGATAATTAGATAACGATGGATTTCTTACCCAATCTGTTAGCTCTTCAAAGGTTAATCCTTTAAAAATAATCATTGGGGCATCCCCACCTTTAGAAGAATCAAAATCTATTCTCATTAATGCATCATAAGTATCGTCTTCATTTAAAGTATAAGTAACTCTTCCCTGCAAATTTTCTTCAATCATAACTCTAAAGCCTATATCTTTTTGAGTTTCCTCCTCATATCCAGGAGCTGAAGACCCGTATCTGCTTAATATTGCATTCTTTTGACTCTCTATTAACTGCTGTTCAGATAATGGAAAGAATGGTTCTACCATATTGCTTTGCGACATTTTAGTTTTCCTCTAATATCATATCGTTTACAGCACCCGCTGGAACACGACCTTCTTTAATAGCATTTTCTTGGTTTCTTCTAGCATTAGATTTTAGCTGATCCTTTGTTAAACCAAGTTCTTCTACAATTTCATAAGGCTCAGAGCCAAGCCATTCTATAGTTCCTTCATAAGTATTATTTTCTGGTTCCACTTCAAGATTCTTCCATCTCTTCTTTAATTTACCCTGAAGAATTCTTTCTTTTGCGATCATGTGCTCCATTTCCTGTAACTCAGCTTCAGAGTACCATGTCTTTTCAAAATCCCAGAAAACACATATGGTATATCTAGTTCCTGAAGTTACTTCACTTACTGAATGTATATTTTCCATACCGCCAGGAAACGTAAGGAGAGTTCCTGCTTCTAATTTTAAAGAAATATCATGATCTCTAAACTCTAATAAGCCTCCATCATAATTTTCATTCAAATATACTCCACTAAACCATTTGTTGTCTTTCCATCCAGAATCGTTTCCTTCCAAATCAGAATTATCTGAGTGTGGCCTAGCAAAAGCTCCTACTTCCCACTTCTGGGCATGCATACTGTTAATCTTCATTGGCTCACCAGCAGCATGAGAAACATACTTAATTAGTTTTTGTTTTAAATTTTCTAAGTATGATTTATCTATAGATGTACCGTGATCTTTTTTAAGTGGTTCTTGCACATGCATTCCGAAAGACTGATAAAAACATATTTGATTCCAATCTTCATAAGCAGCATCAAAAAATTTAATTAACTCTTCGCACTCTTCTTTAGTCAAAAAGTTTTCATACTTTGTTATATTTACTCCACCTATAACATTTTTATTTAAAACATCATTTTCTAATTGTATGCTCATTTCTACTCCTTGTATTTATCCAAATCCATATCTACAATTACGCCCTCTGGAACTCGGCCTTCTTTGATGGCGTTTTCTTGATTTCTTCTAGCGTTAGATTTCATTTGACCTGCAGTTTGTGTTTCTAAGAATCCAGGTGGCAAAAGCTCTGGATTATCTAATCCTGCATACGGATCGTCTAATAATGGGTGAGCCTCACCAAGTTTCCATCTTTCTTTTAATCTATATTGATGAATTCTTTCTTTCATTATAAGTCTTTCCATTTCAGTTAATTCTGCTTCTGAATACCAAGCGTCTGCATAATCCCAAAATATTACTATGGTGTACCTAATGCCAGACTCAACCTCAGTGACAGAATGTATATTCTCCATTCCGCCAGGAAATGATATAAAAGTTCCTGTTTCTGGTGACACATCTATACCATGATCTCTAAATTTTAATACTCCTCCAGTATAATCTGGTTGTGCATTTAAATAGATTCCAGCAAACTGTTTATTATCACTCCACCCCATATCGTTTCCTTCTAAGTCAGAGCTATCTGAATGATCATTTGCGTATGCGCCTTTTTCCCATTTCTGAGCATGCATGCTGTTAATCTTCATTGGTCTTCCAGCTGCATCTGACACATACTGGATCATTCTTTCACGTAAATTCTGTAAATATTCTGGAGTTATAGATGTTCCATGACCATTAGGGTTGTCAAAAGGTGCTATTACATGCATACCATAAGAACCATAAAAACAAATCTGTCTCCATTCATCATAGAATGAATCGAAGAATTTAATTAACTCTTTACACTCTTCTTCTGATAAAAAGTTTTTATATTCCCATATTCCAGTTCCGCCGCCTCCTAAGCAATTTCCGTTTAGCTGACTAACTGGGTAATTTGTTTCCATTTTTGTTATCATTTTACTCTCCATACTGCATTGATTTTAATTTTTCAAAGTGCATGTCGCACAGTGGTACCTGATTATATATATTGTCGTATATGTGTGTAGCTTTATTTTCACAATGTGCAATCACACAACAATTTTTTTCAAACTGGCTCATTTCATAATCGTTTTTTATTCTAAACATTAGCAGTCTTCCGAAAATGGAGCTAGTTCTATTTTTTTCCAAACATGGCCATAAAGAACAAATCTTGTTCCAGACTTAAGGTCTTCTATACCATGCATATACTCTCTTTCAACTGGAATATTAACCAACATTCCCTTTTTAGATTTTATTCTAATGTCATTGTATTTAAATACTAAGTCTCCACCATCATGATCATCATTTAAAATTAAAACCATTCCAGTAGACATTATGTTTTTTTGTTCTTTTGGAGACCAGTTATAATCTCCTTCAAAATGCCACTCTAAGGTTAGATGGGTGTTACGTGGATTATTAATTACACCATTTTCATCTGCTTGAGGAACTTCGTATCTAGTAAAAGTATAAGTTTTTTTATAAATACCATAATCTTTAAACTCTTCTTCTATTCTGGGCATTATTTTTTCAGAAAGAAGGCCTACGGCCTTAGCCTCTTTATCATCATACATTTCTGAATTAGCATTTAGCCATCTATTCCACATGTTCCGTTTACCGTCTCGAGCTTGACCTCTCATTGTCCATCCGCCGTCGTTCATGGACCTTTCGGTTTTATCTTTTAAGGCTGAGAGAATAACATCACACTCTTCTTCTGAAATAAAATTCTCAATTACCCAAACATTATCGTCCAGATACTGTCTTTGCATTTTGCCCCCTTTTTATTGATATGACCAATTATACCAAAAAATGCTTGAGTATGGCAGTAGTTGCCAATACCACCCACAAAACATTAAATATTATTATAGTGGGTAAGGTTTTTACTGTAGATGTCCATATCAAAGCCGTGCTTGAAGCTAGGGCAAAAATATAAAGCCACCACCATTGTTTACCGAACAAAAGACCTGGGAATATAATTATAATCTTAGTCATAAAGGCCAAAAACTCTATGGAGTTTGCTTTATTCCAGTAAGACTTTTTTTTCATTTTCAGTAATACTTGTTTAGATTCACGAAGATTCATTATATATCTCATCCCTCAAGTATTCATAGTGATTAGGTAGCGTATCTATAAACTCAATAGCCTTTTTTATTTTATATCTTCTAGTGTTTTGATGATTTTGTATGTCTAAATAATTTTTTTCAACTTGATTAGATCTCAATGGATACAATTCGTTAAATCCATTTTCAATATGCCCAAACCCTACGTAAACCTGAGAAGCTACTGTAGAATGTCCTTTAGCAACATAGGTCTGAGTTTCTGGAGAAGTCCTTTGTGTAAAATATTTCCAATATTCACTATCATCCCTTGTTGAAAGCAAAAAGTGTGCTTCTACAAACTTTAACATATTTTCATATATATTATTAATTTTTCTATTAAATCTATCTGAGTCCCAGGTTGTAAAATTATTTCTTGATAAAGAATCTGATAAACAAGACACTGAGTAATGCAAAATAAATAATCCAGTGCTTTCTAAAGGCTCCAAGAAACCTTGAGATAAACCTATTGCAACTACATTTTTTATCCATGGAGATTTATAATATCCATTTTTAATTTTAATATTTTTGAATGTCATTTCCTTAGATCTATTTGGGTTGTAGTAAGGCATGTTTTTTGAATCTAAGTGATTTTTAAATTCTTCTAATGCATCTTCATCGCTAACATATTTATCGCAATAAACATATCCTGTTCCAACCCTAGACCACAATGGGGTATTCCACACCCAGCCATTTTTTAGGGCGGTACATCTTGTTGATAGTTCTAACTCTATGTTTTTATCAGAATACTGATAGGGGCCAAACCAAGCTTTATTATTAGGCAAAGAATCTAGGGTAGAAACAAACTCGGAAGACATGAATTCTCCCAAAAGCATTGATTTAAATCCAGTGCAATCAACATATACGTCAGCCTTCAATACTGAGTCATCTTCTAGTATAAGAAAATCTATATCTCCATTATCTGTAGAATTTATATTTTTTACAGTTGAAATTATTTGATTAACACCACGGGGTATGCAATATTTGTCTCTTAGCCATGCAGCAAATTCTATAGCATTTACTTGAAAGCCAGCATCTTTATTAAAATCAAAAGGATCTAGTAGGTCTGATTTTATGTAAGGTATTTTATTGTTTGCTAGACAGTTAGAGTGTTTCCAGTAGTAGTTTATATAATCAGTAAAACTTATTTCTTTTTGATTTAACTTTATTATAGACCAATCTTTTAATCCAAACTTTGTATGCTCTAGGTCTGGGGCACCAAACATATAATGAACTGGATCAGAATTTTCTTTTAGGAAGTTATAAAATGATATGCCAATTTTATAAGATGCGTTACAAGACCTCATAAAATCTTTTATGTCTACTTCTAAAAAATCTAGCCATAACCTAAAATCAGAAAGAGTGGATTCTCCTACTCCAATTGTTGGTATAACATCACTTTCAACAACAGTTATTTTCTTTTCAGGGAAAGACTTTATTAAGTGTGCTGCTGTCATCCATCCAGCTGAGCCACCACCAACAATAACTATGTTATCTGATTTATATGTCATTATTATCAACCAATCTTTTACACCTTAAACAAAACTTATAAGTTTTACCAGTATAGGGGCAAGAACCAGCCAATATAAATGAATGTTTTATAACTTTGCAAATAATTTTTTTAATCATTTTGGAATTGCACCGTGAAATGTTTTTTTAATCTTCTCCATTTTCCAAATGGACCTGGTTCCTTCATTCCTCTATACATTTGACCAGTTTCTAAATCTATTAATAGCCACTTTTCTGGACACTTACTGTGGACAGTTAAATCTACTGGACTGGAGACATCTTGAACTTGTTCCCCAGTAATTAGTTCTCTAATTTTATAATCCTAAATCTTCCACAATGTCTATTTGATCATCAATAGACTTAGTTATATCTACTGTAAGTTCGTCAGAACTATTATTTACCTGACACATTTTTATGTTTAGGCTTATACTCATCAAGAATAGCTTTTACTGTTCCGTCTTTTCTAAGCCTAACA